ATACATTTATTGAAACATTTTTATTCTTCGCTTAACATTTTATAATTAAACATTTCAAAATCTTTTTTATAATAAAAATGAATCATCCGAATTATTTTTGAATTCAAATATTTTTTGTATTTAATATCATCCTTGTTTAAATAAGAATAACTATTGCTAACATTATCATAATTATTAAAATCAGTAAAACCCATTTTTATCATGGAATTGTTTAATTCTTCCGTTTTTAATACAACAATATTTTTGTGTATTTTTCCATCTTTATCTGTAATAAACAAATGTTGAGGCCGTCTATGATTATCATAATATATATAATTATTGTCATTAAATAATAATTCAATATTGTTTTCAATTTTTTCAAGTGTCGAATCACTATCTATTTTTTTTCTAAAAAATAATTCTGATATAATTTTATCATAAGGATTTCGAACACACGTAAAAATAAATAATTCTTGGTTAAAATTAATTTTAAACAAGTGGTTGTAGTTTATTATTTCATTCATTGTGCAGTGTTGTAAACTGTGTTTGATATCCTTATTATACATACCATTTGAATACAACGATTCTTGTGTTTTATCCATATTGTATTTGTTATAAAAATAATTTTCAATACTTGACCCCCCTGTTTTGGGAATGTGAATAAACAATATATTATCTTTTTGATAATATGGCATTTTATTATTATTTATATATAGATAAAAATGTATTAAAAAAATATAATTATACTAAATATGGACGAATACAATGTATCTATGTTAACATCATCTAAAGATGAATGGATTTGTCGTCTTGTCAATATTTTAACTCCATTGATAGCTGAAGGAATAAAATCAATATTCATTGAAGCATATAATTTATGCAAAACAAACAAAGAAATGACCAAATACCTTATGACCTTTCAAAATTTTATTTCAAGAATTCCAAGTTGGAATACAACCTTGATAGAAACTGAAAGAAAGAGGATCATTAATAAAAGTGGTTGTCATTATTTAGAAGATTTATTGACGTGTGTTCATATTATACAATTAAAATTATTGACAGCTGTGCGAGTTGGACAAAAACAAAAAAAAATTGATATTAGTATTTTAAAAATTGATGACTTTATTCATAAAACATACATTAATGTTGCAAGAAAAATATATAAAAATGTTTATCTTTATGAATACGATGTTTCTGCCTTACAAATACAAAAAAACAATCGTGAAATAGAACTCATTATTCAAGAATGTATTATTAATACAATTCGTGAAAGCATTCCTATAGAAAGTATATTAAAGGCTTATATGGATGAAACAATTGAAGAAGATGTTTTAGAAGAATTTAACGAAAAAATAATAAATGAAAAAATAGATGAAGAAGTTATAAACAATCAAATTAATAAAAATATGATTGAAAATCAAGAAAAACAAATTAACAAAAATGAAAGTCTTCTTGAGACACCACAAATATTATCAAAATTAAAGGAGAATGAAAATGTAAAAACTATTAAAACAAATTTAGAAAATACGATAACTTTTGATAACATTCCTTCAAAAACAATGACTTTTGACAATTTGTCCAGTATTTCTGATGATGAAAATGAAAATATAAAAATCAAAATAACAGATGAAATAACAAACTTAAATGACTTAGATGTTCATGTAATAAATGAACCAAAAATAAAATTAAATGAAAATGATTTATTAATAAATGATATTGAAATACTTTCTTAATTTTGCATTTGCGTTTATATATTTTTTGTATATTAAATGAATAATTAAATGAATAACATATTTATTATTGCAGGATTAGTATCTTTTATTTTTACTATTATGAAATTTTTAGAAATGAAGTTTTTAGAAAAAGAAAATAAGAAACCATTGAAATATTTAATAAGGGATTCTCTTTTAGTTTATTTTAGTGTAATAACCGGAAATTTTTTATTGGAGCAAATATCTCCATCTTTAAACACATCTAATAAACATTCAACCCCTCCTGCTTTTATTTCTGAACCTGCTTTTTAATTTTATTTAACGACCTGTCCATGTTTTAACCCAAGGTTTAGGAACTCTTTTCTTATTAAATTCTTTATAATATTCATCAAATGTATAATTAAAATTTTGATATGTCATTATATTTCCAAATACAGATTTAATGTGTTTAATCAATGGAAATTCAGAAACAAAAATAAGACCAAATACGCGTTCTAATGAACACCTATCTGCTCGAATATGAACAGAATTGATTAAATTTACTATGTTGTATTTATTTTGAATATTCAATAAAAAATTATGATTAATAAAGCATTGACATCCAAACACACCTATCCAATTTTGTTTTGGAATTCCCAACATTTTTATATTTTCTGAATTTGAAATTTTCATTTCAATCAATGGTTTATTGTTCTTTAAACTTTGAAGAATTCTCATTGTATTGTTTGCTTGGTCATCCATTTCTGGAAAATGCCAAAGTGGAATTACAGGCAAAATAAATTTACTAAAATTAATTTTCTTGTGAATAAATACACTATCATGTATCATTATTGCATTGTCAAACCATTTATTTCGAATAAAATAAATAAAAGGCAATAATTCGCCTCGTTGAGGATACTCAGAATGAATAATTGTAACATTTTTATATGGGTAATCTGCTTTAATTAAGGATTGATTGCTATTGTCATCAATTATAATTATTTTAACATTTGGATAATATGTGCGAATTAATTTTACACATTGATTCCAATATTTGTTTGTTAATTCTGAATTAACATGTCGTGTTATAATAAATCCAAATGTCATTACTATTCTATACTATACTTTTATATTATTTTTACAGGATTAACTAAAATAATAATAATAATAATAATAATAATAATAGTTTATTTTATGTTTTATTTAATTCTTTTTATATTTTTTTATCGTTTATATTCAGTGTAATGTTATAATTACGCATTTTTTCCAAAAAATTGAGGTATATTATCAATATTTACAACTTTTATTTTCTTAGACAATGTGTTTTTATTTACAATAAATTGTTTAAAATCGTTCTTTTCCAATTGATTTTGAGGAGTATGGTTGTGAACCAATCTTGAAATCATTTTGTACATTTTAAAATCAGGATATCTTTCCATTCCATTGTTTTTATACAAAATATTAACACCTTTATCATCACTTGTCCATTCAACAATAAGTTTAACAATTGGACTGCATTTATCTAAGTCTTTTATTTCGTCCATATCATCAATTAAATAATCAAAAATAGAACAAGCCAAACGACAAATATCAAAACTGAAATTTGGGTCTAAACGAGGTTTTCTTTTATTGAAAAATGGTTCAGTATTGTATTGAGTTGCTGCATCTCCTGTTGTTTGAAAGCTATCACTACAAAATATATGGTTGTTGAATTTATAAATACTTCTGTTAAAGTCAATTATTTTAAATATTTTACCAAATGTTGGTACTTCATAATATACGTTTTTATAACAATAATATATGTAAGTCAAGTCTGTTTTTAAATACATTATGTTGTTTGTGTGTAAATCATTGTGTGTAAATGAAAATGCCTTTTGATATGTTATTAAAGTCATAATTATTTGCATAAAAATACTTTGAAATTCATTTAAACCTATTTCTTCTGTTTCCAACAAATTATCAAGAGTGTTTTCACATTTTTCCAAACATATTACCTCAACTGGAAATTTAGGAATAACAGCATATAGTTCCTCTTCATCTTCTTCTTCATCGTGTTCATCTTCTTCATCTTCATTCTCATTTTCATCATCATCAACTTCATCATTGTTTTTATTTTCTGTTTCATCATCATTCGTTTCATCATCATCAGTTTCACTATCATCGGTTTCATCATCTTCGTTTGTATGAGATGTTCTTGAAGAACACGTTGAATTTGAAACAATAGAAGACACACTTTTGGTATTTTCAAGTTTAGGAACTTCAATGAAACTTGTTATGTCTTCAATATCTTTTAAATTAAATATTTTACTTTTATCATCAGCACTATTTGAATCCAAATGTTCTATATTTAAAAAATTATCACAATTAATATCATGGTGTATTTTAATTTCTTTTAAAGTTTTAGAAACAAATTCTTCCTCATCAACCAATTTTGAATAATCATCCACTTTGAATAATACGTTTTTATTTTTTAAAAAAAAATTTGATTTTACCATGTATTCAATGTCATCATTAATATTTACTGAAAAATCTTTTTTAATAGATAAAAATGAACCATAAAAATTAATTCCATTGATAAAATCATATTCATTCAATAATTTACTCGATAAAAAATAAAAAAAACCATCAACATAAGACGAATTATTTTTTTCTAAAATTTTTGAATGAAAATCTTCTTTTCCTTTATTTTTTTTTGGTAAATTAAATAAGTTTTTGTTTTGAACATTATACTTTCCAATAAAATATTTAAAAGGATCCAACAAGGGTGCAAACTTTATAAATATATTTGTTTTTTGTTTTTCACAATCATTTTCTGTATTTTTGATTACTGCATTATAAGAGTTATCTTCATTTTGGTCTATAATTTCGCTCACATAAAATTTATGGTTTAAATTAATGTGATTGTAATTTGTATTGTTTAGTGTAAAAAATATATCATAAATTGGTAGATAATTTTGCGAATCACATAAATTTAGTTTTTTCTCAAAACTACTAAACAATTCCAAATTTTTGCGTTTTTGATAATTAAGATTATTCATTATGTTTTTATTTATATAAATTTTATTGATTTTAAACTAAAAAAGTTTTCATTTATAAAATTGCGTATTTTTATATTTAATTTTATATTTAATTTTAATATAAGAATATTTTATGACTCTTGACTTAAAAAAATTTGATATGAGATCCATTAAATTTACATCCAATGATACAAAAGGACCTGTTGTTTGTCTTATTGGTCGTCGAGATAGTGGTAAATCTTTCTTAGTTAAAGACCTTTTATATTACCACCAAGATATACCCATTGGAACAGTTATTGCAGGAACAGAAGAAGGAAATGGATTTTATGCAAAATTAGTTCCTAAACTTTTTATTCACAACGAATACAACACAGCCATTATTGAAAATATACTAAAACGACAACGAGGAGTTCTTAAAGAAATAAAAAAGGAAATGAATATTTATAAAAAAACAAATATTGACCCGCGGTCATTTGTTATTCTTGACGATTGTTTATACGACAATGCTTGGACACGAGATAAAATGATGCGTTTAATTTTTTTAAATGGTCGTCACTGGAAAATTATGTTAATAGTAACTATGCAATTTCCACTTGGAATACCTCCAACACTAAGAACTAATGTAGATTATGTTTTTATTCTTAGAGAACCATACATTAACAATCGTAAAAGAATTTATGAAAATTATTGTGGTATGTTTCCAACATTTGAAAGTTTTTGTCAAGTTCTTGATAATACTACAGAAAATTATGAATGTCTTGTTATTGATAACAATGTAAAATCTAATAAATTACAAGACATGGTTTTTTGGTATAAAGCAATGGATCACAATAACTTTCAATTGGGAAATAAAGAATTTTGGGAATTGAGTAAAGGCATTCAATCGGACGATGAAGAAGAACCATTTGAAGCATCCAAA